GACAGAATCTCAATCAGCTTGGATTGGTCATGATGAATGGGCAGCTTGTTTTCAACCTTTTGATGATAATATATTAGAAGGAAAAGAATGTTGGGGGGGGTTGGACTTAGCATCAACAAGAGATTTATCAGCTTTTGTTTTGATTTTTAACATTGAAGGAAAGTTTATTGTTAGACCTTATATATTTATTCCAAAAGAAAACGCTAAAAAAAGAAGTGATAGAGATGGAGTGAATTATATAGAATGGTTGAGAGATGGTCATGTTTATGGAACTGAAGGAGATGTACAAGATTATAATTTTATTAGAAATAAAATTAATGAGTTAAGCAAAAAATATAGAATACAATCCATCTGTTATGATAGATGGAATGCCTCTCAACTTGTTATTGACTTGCAAAATGATGGAGCAAATCTTGATCCTTTTGGTCAAGGTTTTGTTTCAATGTCAATGCCGACAAAAGCTTTAGAAGTTGAAATAATTGCAAAGAATATAATTCATAATAACAATCCATGTTTGAATTGGTGCTTGTCTAATGTTACTTTACAAGAAGACCCAGCTGGAAATATTAAGCCAAATAAATCTAAATCGGTAGACCGAATTGACCCTATTGTCGCTTTGATTATGGCTATTGGTGGATATTATAGTGGAGAAGATGAAAGCAGTATTTATGACCAAAGAGATTTATTAATATTATGATAGATTTAAAAATTATATCTTTATTAACTCCAGAAGGATTTGATGAGAGATTTTGGACTGAAGCATCTAATACTAAAACATACAAACAAGCTTATGAGAATGTAGAAAAAGATTTTGAAAAATATTTTCAAAGAAGAAAATATTCTGATTATAATTCTTACAGAAATTGCAGAGATAAAAGAATAAAAAAAAATAAAAAATAATTATTCTTTTGCAACTAAGTTGCACAATCTTAAAATAATATATATTATTTTTGTTGAAAATTCCTATCAATTTTGAGCATACTAACAGACATCCGAAACTTTTTTACGTTTACAAATCAACAGCCAAAAGAAAAAAGAAGTATAGGATTGCAGTCAATTTTTCCTGATGCTAATGTTTTTGATTCTGACAAAGCTTTAACTCTTACATCTGTTTGGTGTGCTGTTAGATTGCTCTCAGAATCGGTTTCTTCATTGCCTTGTTCGGTATATACAAAGCAAGCAAATGGAGACAAAGTTGAAGCGACAGATGATAGAATTTATAATCTTATAAAATACAAGCCAAATAATTTTCAAAACAAAATTTCTTTTTTTGAATATATAATGATGTGTATTTGCACTAATGGAAATTCTTATGTTCAAATTGTAAGAGATGGAGGTGGTTCTCCTACTGTGCTAATGCCTATTGACCCAGACAAAGTTGAGGTAATGATATCTGAAGGGGAGCTTTTTTATTCAGTTGATGGAGCTGGAGTTTTTGATTCAGCAGATATTTTACACTTTAAAACAATAACAGAAGATGGTATAGTTGGCTTGTCTCCAATTGACCAATGTTCAAAAGCAATAAATTATGGACTCAATGTTGAAGAGTTTGGCTCAACATTTTTTAAGAATGGAGCTAAGCCGAGTTCAGTTTTATCAACTGATAGAGCTTTAAGTGAAACTGCAATTGATAGATTAAAAACTTCTTTTAACAGTAGTTATTCAAAACTAAGCCAAAGTAATTCAACAATAATATTAGAGGAGGGTTTGACATTCAAGCCAATATCTATTTCTCCAGAACAAGCTCAGTTCTTAGCCTCAAGACAATTCTCTATTGAAGAGGTGGCTCGTATCTTTAATGTCCCTCCTCACATGCTTAAAGATTTGACAAAGTCAAGTTTTAACAATATTGAAATGCAGTCTCAGGAATTTGTAACTTATACTCTTATGCCTTACATCACAAGAATAGAGGCTGAAATGAATCTTAAATTATTTAGAACAAACGAACTTGGGAAAAAATTTATTGAATTTAATGTTAATGCTTTACTTAGAGGAGATGTTAAATCAAGAACTGAAGCTTATAAGACAGCAATAACAAATGGATATATGAGCATTAACGAAGTAAGAAGAAAGGAAAACTTGAATTCTATTGAAGGAGGAGATGAACATTATATGCAGCTCAACATGACTACAATAAAAAATATTGGGGATGCCAGCTGAACAATGTAAAAACGGAAAATGGAAATGGGGAGAAACTGGAAGTTGTAAATATGATTCAAAGGCTGAAGCTGAAGATGACAATGCTGATTATTATAGAGCTTTAAGTGATATTGATTTGTCTCCAACAGAAGGCATGATTGAAGAGGCTGAAAAGGGATTGGAATGGAGAAAAGAATTTGGAAGGGGTGGAACAGAGGTAGGAGTTAAAACGGCAAACATGATAGTCAGTAAATCGTTAACTCCAGAAAGAGTGATTAAAATGTATGCTTATTTAAAAAGGCATGAAGTAGATAAGCAAGCAGAAGGTTTTGAAGTTGGAGAAGATGGATATCCAAGTGCGGGAAGGATCGCTTGGGCTTTATGGGGAGGAGATCCATCAATTAAATTTAGTGAGAGAAAAAGGGATGAAATAAATAAAGAGGAAGAAAAAAGAGTTTCAGCAAGAATAAAAAAAGCTTTGGAAAATAAAAGAGATAAACATAATGAAGAGATATCTGAAATGAGTTTGGATTGGGATGGCAAAGTAACATTGTCTATGTTAGAAAAAGTTTTTGATAGAGGAGTTGGAGCTTATAATACAAATCCAGGCTCAGTAAGACCCTCAGTAACATCATCTGACCAATGGGCTTTAGCGAGAGTAAATTCTTTTTTATATGCTATGGAAAAAGGAAAATATAGAGGAGGCAAGCATGATACTGATTTACTTCCAAAAAATCATCCAGTTAGAAAAAAAATGGATGAAGAGAAAAGTTTAAGAGGAAAGGTTGGGACAATGATTACTGATGGAATTGAACTTCCTCTATTTGATACAATTGGAGAAGCTGAACAAATGGCAGTTGAGCTTGGAGGAGAAGCTTCTTTTCACATACATACAATTGATGGTCAAGAATATTATATGCCATTTGAGAATCATGAAGAAGCTCTTGAAATTATTGGCAATGGAAGTGAAATGGAAAGCAGCTATCAAGATGAAGAAGAAGAAGAAAAAAAAGATGTTATAATAAAACATATTTGGGATAAAAAATACAATAAAATAGCTATGGAAAAAAGAATATTTAATATAGAAACAAGAGCTGAGGAAAATGAAGAGGGAAGAAAAGTAATAATGGGACATGCTTCAATGTATAATACAAGAAGTGAAAATTTAGGAGGATTTTTTGAATACATAGAAGCTGGAGCTTTTACAACAGAATTAATTCAAAAATCAGATATTAGAGCTTTAATTAATCATGACCAGAATTTAATCTTAGGAAGAACAACATCTGGAACTTTAAGAGTAAATGCTGATGATAAGGGATTGAGATATGAGTTTGATGTTCCTGAAACTTCCTATGGAAATGATTTGCTTGTTAGCATGAAAAGAGGGGACATTAACCAGTCTTCATTTGCTTTTACTGTGGCTGAAGATGACTGGACTCAAGACGAGGCTGGAAACAATATAAGAACAATTAAAAAGATAGATAGGTTGTATGATGTTTCTCCAGTTACTTATCCAGCTTATCCAGAAGCAAATGATTTAGTTATAGCACAGAGAGGCTTATCTGTATATAAAGAAAAGCTTGAAAAAGAAAAAGAAGAAAATGATTTAGTGAAGCGTTCTCTTGTTTCATTGAAGATAGAATTAAAAAAGAGAAAATAATAAATTTAAATTTTAAAAAATGAAAAATAGTATTGAATTAAAAGAAATGCGTTCTGATATTATTGCTTCATTAGAAAACATTAAAGATGTTGCTTCTACTGAAGAAAGAGATTTAACGCAAGAAGAAAATGACCAAGTAGATGGTCTATTAAGTGAGGTTGATAATTTAGACTCTAAAATTGTAAGAGCTGAAAAATTAGAAACTATCAAAAGAAACACAGCTGTTGTTTCTGGAACAGTATCAAAAAAAGTTGATAAAGAGATAAGAGATTATTCTTTCCAAGATGCTTTATCTCAAGCTGCAAAAGGTAGAATTGAGGGACTTGTTAAAGAGATGGATGAAGAGGCAAGAAGCGAGTCAAGATATACTGGTCAAAGTTTTAAAGGAGTTGGGATTCCATCTTCTATATTAACAAGAGCTGCTGTTGGAACTGCTGCTGGAAATGCTACTCAAGTAATGGCTTGGACTGACCAATTAGAGGCAAACTTAGTTTTAGCTTCTGCTGGTGCTAATTTTTACTCTGGTGTTGACAATATGAAGTTCCCAGTATTTAGTGCTATCAACTCTGGCTTTGTTGCTGAGGCTGGTGGTTCTGCTCCAGCGGCTAACGGTACTGCTACAAGCGTAACACTTGACCCTAAGAAACTTATCTCTATTGTTAATGTTTCTGCTGAGGCTATCGCTCAAAATGCTTCTATCGAGGCTGCATTGAGAAGAAATATGGCTCAGTCTGTTGCTGCTACTTTAGAAGCTGCTTTATTAGGAACTGGTGATGTAACAAACGCACCTACTTC